GAAAGACCTACTAAAAGAGATCCATCGCAGCAAAAACACATACTGTACATACACAGACAAGGCATACAGCGATTATGATCTAATCGTAAGCAGCCTAGACAAACTCAATATCAGAACCATCGCAGAAGCCAAAAGAAACCGTGCATCAAGAATGAGCAAGATCGCACACGAAGCCGGAATGATCGCAGCCGGTAAAAAATTACCTGCCAAAGAATTTGAAGTAGACTATAAAAAAATTACCAAAGAAGAGCTGGTTTTCCGTATTATGACTTTTGAACACATACCGTTAGCACCAGGTCGAAAAAAGACACTAAAAAATACTGCTGACAGTCATGACAAGGTAAACTTTCCTCCGTTCCAACACTGGAAGTTTGATGATAAAGGCAACCTAATATGTGTAGGAAAAAGCCATTGGAAAGGTCCGCTAGACACTGGCGAGTTCAATAAAGAACATGGCCAGATGACTGACAACCTAGCTCGTATGTTTTTAAAATTATGTGAACGATATGCAACTAGAGGCAACGTCCGTGGCTATACCTACAACGATGAAATGCGTGGACAGGCCATACTTCAACTAACCCAAATAGGACTCCAATTTGATGAAAGTAAATCTGATAATCCTTTTGCTTACTATACTGCTGCTGTTACCAATAGTTTCGTACGTATCATCAACATTGAAAAACGTAACCAAAATATTAGAGACGACATCCTCGAAATAAATGGTATGAATCCAAGTTGGACTCGTCAAAATAGTGGTAGTGGTCCTGCAGCTGGTCCTGTTACAATAACTACCGGTAACGAAGAAGATTGACCTTTATAATAAAAGAGTTTAAAATATATCTATGAGTCTATTTAAAAAGGTAGCCTGTTTCACTGACATTCACTTTGGGCTAAAAAGCGGTAGTAGAGTCCATAATCAGGACTGCGAAGATTTCGTCACTTGGTTTTGTGATACTGCCAAAGCACAAGGTTGCGAAACTGCAATATTCCTAGGTGACTGGCATCACAATCGATCTACCACTGATGTCAGCACAATGAACTATACCGTTTCAAATCTTGAACGGTTAAGTCAGAGCTTTGAAAAAGTTTATTTCATATTGGGCAATCACGATCTGTTCTACAAAGACAAACGTGAAATTAATTCTATTGAGTTTATGCGATTGTTTCCAAATGTGATTCCAATCAAAGAAACACTCACAGAAGGCGATGTAACTATCATGCCTTGGTTAGTGGGTGAAGAATGGCGCAACGTACCTAAGATTAAAAGTCGATATGTGTTTGGACATTTGGAATTGCCCCTGTTCTATATGAATGCTATGGTGCAGATGCCTGATCATGGGCAGTTACAGGGCAATCACTTTGTGAATCAAGAGTATGTGTTCAGTGGACACTTCCATAAACGTCAAAGCAAGGGCAATGTAACTTATATTGGCAATGCGTTTCCGCACAACTACGCAGACGCAGGTGATGACGAGCGTGGTATGATGATATTAGAGTGGGGTGGGAAACCAGAGTACTTAACTTGGCCCGGTCAACCGATATATAGAACATACAAATTAAGTCAGATCATCGACACACCAGATAAACTTCTGCGTGAGAAGATGCATTGTCGTGTTACTATCGATTTACCAATTAGTTTCGAAGAAGCCAACTTTATCAAAGAACAATTCATTCCGCAGTACAATCTGCGTGAGTTAATGTTAATCCCTGAAAAAGTTCAAGTAGAATCTAATGCTACTCCTATCGACATCAACTTTGAATCAGTTGATACGATCGTTATGAATCAGATCAATGCCATTGAAAGCGATACCTACGACAAAGCACTACTATTGAATATCTATAACGACCTATGATAAAAATTAAAAATCTAACAGTACGCAATTTTATGAGCGTGGGCAATCAAACCCAGGCCATAGACTTTGACAAGGGTCAGTTAACTTTGGTCTTAGGTGAGAACCTAGATCTAGGCGGTGACGACAGTGGTGCTCGTAACGGCACAGGTAAAACTACAATCATTAATGGTTTGAGTTATGGTATCTATGGCCAGGCCCTGACTAATATTAAACGTGATAACTTAATCAATAAGATCAATTCAAAAGGTATGTTATGTACCGTTACATTTGAGAAGGACGGTGTCGAGTATCACATTGAGCGTGGACGAAAACCTAACTTACTGAAATTTAGTATCAATGGGCAAGAACAAGACCTAGAAGATCTGGATGAATCGCAAGGTGACAGCCGAGAAACACAAAAGTCTATTGAAGAAATGATTGGAATGAGTCACGAGATGTTTAAACATCTGGTAGCACTTAATACCTATACTGAACCGTTCTTGGCCTTGAAGCCCAATGATCAACGATCAATCATCGAACAGTTGTTAGGTATTACATTGTTAAGCGAAAAAGCAGAGAACCTCAAAGAGCAACTACGCTTGACTAAGGATGCTATTTCTACAGAAAACACACGCATTGACACGGTGAAGGCTTCCAACGAACGAATTCAGCAGAGCATAGACTCTTTAGAGCGCAAACAGAAGCTATGGGAAGAACAGAAAGAAACTAGCGTAGAGAACCTTAGAAAAAGCATTGATAGGCTCAGTACGATCGATATCGATGTTGAGATTGCCGCACAAAAATCTCTAGTTGAATGGACTGCTAACAAAAAAGAACGTGATAATCTAGTATCGTTGATAGCAAAGCAAACCGCTACTTTAGAAAAAGAACAAAAGCTATTAGACAAATTAGAAACAGAATTAACTGCACTGGCTGATCACAAGTGCCACAGTTGTGGACAAGACCTACATGATTCTAAACATGAAGACATGGTCACTGCTAAAACCAAGCAGGTTGAAGAAAGCCGAACTAGTCTTACAGAACACCAATCAGAGTTAACAGCATTCAACGAAGCATTGGCGCTTGTAGGCGAATTAGGTGCGTGTCCACAGGTACACTATGACAGTTTAGAACAGGCATTGAATCATAAGAACACAGTAAGTGGCCTGGAAAGAGATGTTGAAGCAAAACAAGCGGAAATTAATCCCTATCTAGAGCAGATCGAAGAACTTAAAAATACTGCGGTGCAGGAAATCAGTTGGGATCATGCTAATGAGTTGGTGCGTGTTAAGGAGCATCAGGAATTCTTGTACAAACTGCTGACAAACAAAGATAGTTTTGTACGAAAACGTATTATTGATCAGAACTTGGCATTCTTGAATCAACGCTTGACCTATTATTTGGACAAGATTGGATTGCCACACATTGTAGAATTCCAAAACGATCTATCAGTTATCATTACACAGCTAGGACAAGACCTAGACTTTGATAAACTGTCACGTGGTGAACGTAATAGATTGATATTATCTATGTCGTGGGCATTCCGAGATGTATGGGAGAATCTATATCACAGCATCAACTTGCTGTTTATCGATGAGTTGGTAGACTCAGGTATGGATTCAAGCGGTGTTGAATCCAGTATTGCTGTGTTAAAACGCATGACCCGTGAACGTGATAAGAATGTATTCTTAATTTCACATCGTGATGACTTGACCAGTCGCGTTAATCATGTGCTGAAAGTGATCAAAGAGAACGGCTTTACCAGTTACAGTAACGATATTGACATTGTAGAATGACAACAGAAAGTCACGACAAGATGATTGCTGCTTTTCAGGAATATTTTAAGTGGCAAGAACGATTTGAATACAAAGGCTCAGACGAGGCAGGCATCAAGGCACGCTATTGGCTATCAGAAATACGCAACGAGGCAAGTAAAAGGCGAATAGAAATACAAGACAAGCGAGAGGCACGTAAGAAAACCAGAAAAGGCCAGCTAGGCAGACCTCCCAAACTAACTAAGTGAGTGCAATGGACGTATCAAAATCAACTAGTAGAAGAATTACCTGAAGGCTATATTGGCTTTGTTTATATCATCACGAATCTACACACCGGGCAGAAGTACATAGGCAAGAAATTAGCACAATTTAAACGCACTAAACCACCACTCAAAGGCAAAAAACTTAAAAGAAGAAGCACAGTAGAAAGCGATTGGCGCGAATACTGGGGTTCATCTGATAGGTTAAACGCAGACGTCCAAGCATTAGGTCCGGAAAACTTCACAAGAGAAATACTATATCTTTGCAAATCCAAGGCAGAACTAGGTTATTTAGAAGCAAGAGAGCAATTTGAACGCAGAGTTTTAGAAACTGACGACTATTATAATGGCATTATAAACGTTAGAGTA